TTTATACATGAAATCATGCCTAGACTTACAAGCAACAATGGGAAAATATGGCATTGAAACCAAATTTTCTTTCCTTTTCAACGAATCATTAATCACAAGAGCTCGAAACTATCTTGTTGATGAATTCCTTCGTACAGATTACACACACTTATTGTTTATCGATTCTGATATTCATTTCAACCCACAAGATGTTGTCGCACTATTAGCATTAGATAAAGATGTTATTGGTGGACCTTATCCAAAGAAATCAATGAACTGGAGTAACATTGCACAAGCTGCAAGAAATCATCCAGACATGCAACCAAAAGAACTTGAAACTCTTGTTGGTGAATATGTTTTCAATGTGGTAAAAGGTACACAACAGTTTCAAGTTACCGAACCATTAGAAGTTATGGAAATTGGTACTGGTTACATGTTGGTAAACCGAACTGTCTTTGATAAGATGGCAAAAGAATATCCAACTATCAAATATAAACCAGACCATGTTGGTCAAGCAAACTTTGATGGTTCAAGGTATATTCACGCTTACTTTGATACTGTAATCGATTCTAAAGAATCAATCACAGGCGGTGGTTCTGACCGTTACTTGTCTGAAGATTATATGTTCTGTCAAATGTGGCGTAAAATGGGTGGACAGATTTTCCTTTGTCCTTGGATGAAAACTCAGCACATTGGTACCTATGCATTTACAGGTAACATGCCTGCTGTTGCACAGTATACCGGTAAACTATGACAACTGATGTAATAAAAGCATCTCAGACCGCTACAACTGGCGGTCGTAAATTTGATGGCGGTAAACTACAATATGGTTTACTGCCACCACTTGCACTAAAAGCCACAGTTGAAATATTGACCTTTGGTGCAGAGAAGTATGAACCGGATAATTGGAAACATGTTCCCGATTCTAAACGGAGATACTTTGATGCATTGCAAAGGCATTTATGGGCATGGAAAGAAGGTGAACAGAATGATTCTGAATCAGGAAAAAATCACCTTGCTCATGCTCTTTGTTGCCTCATGTTTCTGTATGAACATGATATAATGTATTCTGTTGATGACAATTCTTAATTATGAGAGGTATTAAATGAAATTATCAAACGACACACTATCGGTGTTAAAAAACTTCGGTGCCATAAATCAAGGCATCATGTTTAAAAAAGGTAAGAAACTCAAAACAGTTTCTTCACATAAAAATATTCTTGCTGAGGTAGATATCAAAGAAGATATTCCAGCAGACTTCGGTGTATATGACTTGAACAATTTCTTGTCTGTCGTATCACTACACAAAGATGACCCAACATTTGAGTTTGATGAGAAACATGTTGTCATCGTTGGTAACAAAGGTCGCAGTAAGATTAAATATCGCTTCTGTGAACCCACAATGATTGTTGTTCCACCTGAGAAACAATTGACAATGCCTGATGCAGAGATTAACTTCACTCTTTCTGCTGAAGACTATGATTGGATTATGCGAGCTGCATCAGTTCTATCTTCACCACAAGTTGCTGTTGAATCTGATGGTAAGAAAGTTTCAATCGTAACTATCGATTTGGCGAATGACTCTGCACACACCGATGCACTTGAAATTTCTGCTGGTGATGGTAGTAAGTATCGCATGGTATTTAAAACAGAAAATATCAGTAAGATTCTTGCTGGTGGTTATGATGTGTCTATCTCTTCTAAGGGCATCTCTAACTTCAAACACAAAACACATCCACTTCAATATTGGATTACAACTGAACAAGGTTCTAAGTTTGAGAAGGCGACTTAATTATGAGATATTCTGACGCATTTCCTGATGATGAAGAAACACCACTTGTTCAAATCGAACAAAAACAACCAGTCTTTCCTAAGTTAACAAAGCAAGAATACATTGCTGTGTTGCAGGCTGAAAGAGAAACTCTTTTAAAAGATTATTATAAACCACAATCAGAAGGCACAGGACATTACAATACTGCTGCTTCTGTTTTAGAATTCCGTATCACGGAACTATCTAGGAGTATATAATGGCTGTTAAAATGTTTACAAATCTTTTTAAAGGTAATGCTAGTGATAGTGTCGCTATTAATCCAGCACATGTAGTATCAGTATGGGAAGCAATTCAAGTAACAGAAGCAAATGAAGTTTCAACTGTTACCTCCCTCTTTACAGTTACTGGTCAAACCTTTCAACTAGAAGATACATACCTTGAAGTTGTTGCTCGATTGAACGAAGTTTAATTTTTTTTTATTTTATATTATGAGGTATTGTGATGGAACATTTATTATGGACAGAGAAGTATCGTCCTAAAACGGTAGAAGAGTGCATACTGCCTGAGAGGTTGAAACAACCATTTCAGGAGTATGTTAATCAAAAACAAATCCCCAATCTCTTACTGAGTGGCGGTGCAGGTGTTGGTAAAACAACTATTGCAAAGGCTATGTGTAATGAGATTGGTTGCGATTTTCTAGTAATCAATGGTTCAGACGAATCAGGTATTGATACATTCCGTGTCAAAATCAAAAACTATGCTTCGTCAATGTCACTAACTGGTGGTCGTAAGGTCATCATTATTGATGAGGCTGATTATCTAAATCCTAATTCAACACAACCTGCGCTTCGTAATGCGATTGAAGAGTTCGCAGGTAACTGTTCATTCATCTTTACTTGTAATTACAAAACTCGTATCATTGAACCATTGCACAGTCGTTGTGCAGTTATCGATTTCAATCTGAAGAACGGTGAGAAGGCTAAGATGGCATCTGCTTTCTTTAAGAGAGTTCAGATGATTTTGCAAAGTGAAAAAGTTGAGTTTGTTGATTCAGTTATTGCAGAATTAATTAAGAAACACTTTCCAGACAATCGCCGTATTCTAAATGAGTTGCAACGATACTCACAGTTTGGTAAAATTGATACTGGTGTTCTCACACAGATTGGTAATGTTCAACTGAGTGAGATTACTAAGCACATCAAAGACAAAGACTTTGGTGCGATTCGTAAATGGGTTGGTGGTACAGATATTGATGCGAATGTTTTGTTTCGTCAACTGTATGATGCATTGTATGATGTAATGAAACCACAATCTATTCCACAAGCAGTTTTGATTCTTGCTGACTATCAATACAAACAGGCATTTGTTGCTGACCAAGAAATTAACATGGTCGCATGTCTAACTGAGCTCATGGCAACATGTGAGTTTGTATGATAGATTTATTCAAACCAACCTTTGATTGGATTCGTGATGACTGGACTAGTAATAAGTTTCGTTTTATTATTGAGTTGTTGGCTTGGATTATTAGTATCGGTTGTTCAATTACAATGGCTCTTACAGTACCCAATCCTCCACTTCTCGCTCTTTATCCTGTGTGGATTGCTGGTTGTGCCATGTATGCTTGGGCTGCTTATACTAGGAAATCATTTGGGATGCTTGCTAACTACATTTTGCTAACTGCAATTGATACAATTGGTTTAGTGAGGATGTTATGAGTAATCCATTTGATTATCTAAACGCAATTCTTCAAAACAAAAAACAGTTAATTGTTGATGAGTTAACAGAAAAAGACTATTCACCATTTATGGTCAATAGGGGTCTTTCTTATCACAAAGACTGTATCATGTATGCGAATGAAATGAACAGAAGCCACTTCTTAGACAAAAAGTTACAAAATGACTTTTTACTAAATACCGTGCGGTCACAGAAACGACCGTTTGCGAAGTGGGTAAAGTCTGCGAAAAGTGAAGATTTAACATGTATAAAACAAGTCTTTGGCTTCTCTGACTCGAAAGCATCAGAAGCTGCACGCCTACTCACCAAAGAACAAATCCAACAACTAAAAGAACAAACCGATATCGGTGGATTGAAGAGGTAATAAAATGGTAGACTTGAATAAGTTTGTTGAGGTAACACTCAACGAACAGGATGACTTTTTAAAAGTTAGGGAGACACTCACCCGAATTGGTGTGTCTTCTCGCAAAGAGAAAGTTCTTTATCAATCATGTCACATTCTACACAAACAAGGCCAATATTACATTGTCCATTTTAAAGAATTATTTGCGTTAGATGGAAAACCATCTAATATTTCAGAGAATGATATTCAACGAAGAAATGCAATTGCAAACTTGTTAGAAGAATGGGGTCTAGTAAAGATAATTAACCGCAAATTGTTAGAAGACAATATTGCACCACTACATCAGATTAAGATAATCTCCTTTAAAGAGAAAGATGATTGGGAATTAATTGCTAAATATAACATTGGCAAGAAACTACACGAACATTAAAATGAAATTACATTATGAAAATTGTGAAACTAAAGAACCGCTACAATGGAGAGATTGTCTATTGTAAAGATATTAATGATGTGAGTGTTGAAGGTAATTACACTTTCATCAAAGTATATAAAGAAGAATTACCTGGTAGAATTTACTTGGTCAACAAAGACGCTTATGTTTTGGTGACTAAATAATATTGTGATGCCTTCGGGGTCACATTTAATTAACTCGCTTAATAGGAGAAAACTATGACACGCTTTACAGCATTATATCCACAATTTGTTGGTTTCGATAATATTTTCAATGAGCTCGAAAGACTGGTTGACGGTACTGCACCAACAAGAAACACTTCTTTCCCACCACACAACATCATCAAACTAGATGACAACAAGTATGTCGTTGAAATGGCAGTTGCTGGTTTTGGGCAAGATGAGGTCGATGTTGAACTCCAAGACGGTACACTAATCGTTAAGGGTGAAAAGAAAGACCAAACTGAAGTGGATTATGTCTATCGTGGCATCGCTACTCGCTCTTTCACTAAGTCTATCCGACTGAATGATTCGATTGAGGTTCGTGGTGCCCAATTCAAAGATGGTATTCTTAAAATTGCTTTGGAAAATATAATTCCAGAACATAAGAAACCAAGGAAAGTTGAATTTAGTAAAGAACTAAACTTCAACAATCCAAAACTGCTTCAAGAAGCAGTCTAAACGGTAGGGGTCGCAATGACCCCTATTATTGCCACACCTCTATAGAATTATTTGATATAATATGATTATGAAACCTGATAAAAACTTTAAACTCCCCAAGCAAGTAAAACGAACAATGGCGACTTTGGTCAATACTGTTCAACGAAACGAATACAAGAATCTTATGATTCAGGCACAATTACATTCCAATAAAATGGAAAGACAGTCTGGTAAGAAAGACAAGTCTAAACCGAATGTTGCCGAGTAAATTTGCTAATGCCCATATGAAGGCAGCTGAGGTTTATTCTCAGTTGTCTTCTGCAAGGCGATTACAAGTTGGCTGTGTTGTTGTAAAAGATAACACAATCATTGGCATTGGCTACAACGGCATGCCTAGTGGTTGGAATAATAACTGCGAAGACGAAATAACAATAGAAAAAGATGAAAAATTTATAAAAGGTTTAAAAACTAAACCAGAAGTTCTTCACGCTGAAACTAATGCACTTGCTAAGATTGCACGGTCAACCAATTCAAGTGATGGTGCAAGTATTTTTATTACACACGCACCTTGTTTAGATTGTGCGAAGTTAGTTTATCAATCCGGAATTAAATCTGTA